GCTTAATGAAGCTGCAACTGCGAGTTTGTTCGAGGATAGGTTCGAGAATCTGCTCACTGGTTGGTCAATGGTTATCAATATAGAAGTGCCTAATAATGATATGGCACTAATTAACGCTGATGGTACGTCATGTCTGTAAGTAAATTAAAATTACGAAACACAGAAGCCTATATGCATGGTTTCTCCAAGCGTTTAATTAAACTCTTAAAAATAGAGATAGAAAAAAATAGAACCAGAAATTATGACGGTAGAACGGTAAGTGCTCCAATAGATGATACTGGAAGCCTAAAAGATAGCCTTCAATTAGCATTTACTAAAAGTAGACTAAATAAATCTATTAGTGGAGGTTCTTTTAATTTGAGTATTAAAGGGAATAGCTATGGGGAGAAGATAGATGAAGGTGGATTAGTAAAAGCGAAAGTATCTGATATAATTAAATGGATTAAGAGAAAGCCTGTTAAGTTAAAAGATGCCAGAGGAATGGTTGTTAAGGCTGATGATTATAAAATAAACAAATTAGCTAACAATATAGTTAGAAGGTTAAATGGAAATACTGGTAGTGGAATAAAAGCAACTAATTTCATAGGGGATGCAATAGACATGGCGATGCAACAAATAAATGCAATCGCAGAACCAGTACAAAAAGATATATATCTAAATTTAGATGAGATAATGATAAGAGCAGGTTACACTAAAAAAGGAGACGATTATATAATAGAATAATTATGGCAACATCAACAGGAGAAGTAGAGAAAATAAATGTTAGGAGTCCATTTTATCTGACTATAGATTCAGAGAGTGCTCCACCTGCATATACGCCACCTGCAACATTAACGCAACCATTGGGGTGCGGAGGGCAAATCAACATAGGAGAGGATGTGGGTACTCGAATCTACGAGGTAGACGTAACTAACCGAAGTGGTTCTTTTACTATAAATTTTACTATAAACATCCCCATAAAAATCACATACCAATTAACAGAAGATTCATCTCCTACAGTTGTAGGATATAAGGGTAACAATGAATATGAGCAAGAACTTCTTGACATGGGAATCTCTGCTTCTGAATTAACTGGACTTAGTAGCGGAACAGCACAGGGTGGAATTCCAGTAACAAGAAGTACAGATTCAGCTTCCACACTTACTATAACAATAGAAGCCCCTATGGCTACTGATGATTATCAGTTGATAATGGGTTGCCCTGACCAGACCGCAGCACCAGAAGCATCATTCTCATTACCATCTACTCCTCCGACTAACACTGATTTATTGAGTGGTTCTGCTACTTTAGCGATGTTATTTTATAATACTTATGGTTCAAGTTTCCCCGCATCACCATCTTTAAAGATTTATGTTGGCGGCTCTCTTATAGAGACTATAAGTCCTGCCGCTCTAAATATAGGTAGTAGTGTAACACCAAGTGTTGTATTTAGTAATATTTCTGGATTAGAGTGGGCTTCAGGCGTTCAGTCTTTAGGACAGTCCCCTATTGTTGTAGATAATTCATCATTTATCTCTGGTGATAATAAAATAGAATTAGAATTAAACTGGGATTTAAGTTCATGGAATAGCTCCATATATATATCACAATTAACCTTTCAAAGCACAGGAATATTCAGGAATACAATCGCTAATGAGTATCAGTTTGCTTATCCTTATTATCAAGGGACTTTTAATTATTACGGAGGAACAAGTATATATGATACAGAAGTATTAGTTATAGGACGAGATGGACACTTTTTTGAGACAGGAGTAAAATATAGTTTTATTTATAACACAACAACAGGAAGAGTTTCTAATTCAACAGATACTAATAGGTTAGACATAAACACAAGTACCCACGCAACAGACGGAGTCAAGGTTTAGATAAAATAATAATTATGGCAACAATATCACAAGCACAATTAGACATATACATATATACAGGTATAGCAGGAGAGAAGCCTTCTACGCCTCAATATACATTGGTTAAAGATAAATTATCCTCTGAGAGTATAATTGTATTTGAAGTTGCCGAATTAGTAAAAGATTATGTAGATGTAAATTTTACAGGGGATTACCAGACCATAAGTCAAAACGCTTGGGTCGATTTCGTTATAACAAGGACTTTTGACGATGGTTCTGTAGATACTACGCCAATAGAAAGAAGAGCATTAGCTTTTTTGGGATATGGTGAATTTGAGGATGGTATAAATCCTGCTTTGAGTAAAACTTTTCTGGCATCAAATACTTACTTCTATGTTAAAAAAGGAGAAAGAGCCTACGTACCAGTGTATGTATCAACAGATGGTGTTTATCAGGTAGAATACTTTGAGGGGAGCACTTCTCTTGTAAGCTATAAGATAGGGGGTTCTGTAAAAAAAATAACTACCGATACAACCGATATAAAAACAGACACTACTGATTTTAAAACAGATATAATTTCTGAGAGAACACCAGATTCCGTTGGATTCCAAAGACAAACAGAAGTCCCTCTAAATTCAGATAAAGTTACAGTAACAGCTCCAGACGGAACTACAGAGACAAGATTCATAAAGAATATCGAGGAATGTAAGTATACCCCACAAAGAGTATCTTTTATGAATAAATTCGGTGTGATACAAGACCTTTGGTTCTTCAAACGTAGAGATGATTCATTCGAGACCGAGAGAGATGACTACAAACGCTCTATATTAGAGATAGGCACTTCTTCAGTATCCTACAACACAAACAAACATTCAAGACAAGCAACTGATGTGAGAGCTACTGAAATGTTAAAGATGAATACTGGATTTATTACAGAAGACCATAACGAAGTTATAAAACAGCTCATGGTAACAGAACATTGTTGGGTTCACAACTCAGATTCCACATTAACTCCATTAGTACCATCTACTACCTCATTCCAAGAGAAGAAGGAAGTAAATGAGAAACTAATAAACTTTACTGTAGAATTTAAGGTAGCTAACAATTATATTCAAGATATTAGATGATAGAAATTCAGTTATATATAGAACAAACTTCTGGGGCAGGGGATTTTGTCAAGTTAGATGTACTTGATGACGAGGCTATTTCTTTAACATCTTCTATACAAGACGTTAAGGATGTAGCTAAGATATTGGCTGATTTTACAAGGTCATTTAAGATTCCTGCTAATAATGTGAATAATAAATTCTTTAAACACTTTTACAATCCAGATATAGATGGTTATGATGCTAACTTGAAAAGAAACGCTAAAATATTCTTGAACTATCAACTGCATAGAGAGGGGTTTATATATTTGGATAATGTAGAATTAAAGAATAATAAGGTAGCGAGTTACAATATTACCTTCTATGGTGGAATTATAATACTTAAAGATAAAATAAGAGACTATAAATTATCATCTTTAGATTTGTCATCCTACAATCATGGATTTAGTTCTAATGATATAAAGACTGGCTTTCAGACTGGGGTTGGTGGCTCTGACAATGTAATATATCCTCTTATAACCCCTAAGAAGAGACTTTATTATGATTCATCCTCTGCCTCCCCTGATTATGATGGGAATATATATTATTCTGGTGCAACTAACACGACAAGAGGGGTGGCTTATACAGACCTTAAACCTGCTATAAAAGTACAGAGGTTGTTAGATGCTATAGAAACAAAATTTGGAATATCTTTTAGCGGATTTTTTGACACCACTCCTATAGACAATTTATATCTATGGCTATCCAGAGCAAGTGGGAATATTATAGATTATAAGGGAATACAGGAGGAAGTTACTAAGGTAACCAGATTAACTCCTATGAGCACATCTCAATCTAATACTTACCCTTTAGCTGTAACATCAGCAGGAGTGTGGAGTTTTGCTGTTTTAGGAGCTCAAAATGATACCTATAAATCCATTGTAAATCTAACAAATATAACCAGTACCACTGCCAGAATAACAGTAAGAGCAGTAGATTTAAACACTGGAGACTCTGTAGCTGAACAAGAATTTACTGGCTCAACGACAGTAACTTTTGATACAGGATTTATTTACGCTTATAACTGGTTTAGATTATATGATATTGTTTGGGAGGTGATTTCTGATGAATCTATAACATTTAATTCAACAGTAACAGTAAAATCTTATTTTAGGTCAGGAGGTTTTGGTAGTGGTGGAGGAGTAGAAACAGGGAGTGTAACGTATGATGTGAATAGTGGTAATACTATAACAACATCAGCTACAATGGAATTATCTAACCATCTCCCAGACATGAAGATAATTGATTTCTTAACAGGACTGTTTAGGATGTTTAATCTGACGGCATACGTTAAATCTCCAATAGCATCTATACCTGTTATAGAGGTTCAGACTCTTGATGCATATTATGCTGATGCGGTAAACAACATGACTGGTGGCACTATAGATATAACTGATTTTATAGATGTGGAATCACATGAGGTAGAGCCTGCCAGACCATTCACTAAAATATCATTTAAATATCAAGAGACTGATACTGTAATGATGAAGGAGCATCAGTCATCTCACTTGGAGGTTTTTGGTAATGCAGAATATGTTCAGTCTGAATATTCAGATATAGGGAAAACCTACGAAATTCAATTACCATTCTCCCATTTAAAATATGAGAGACTATACGATATATCTGACAATTCACTAACCTTTATACAATGGGGATATGCCGCAGGGGGAGATTTTAAGCATGAGGAATTAGATGCTCCTGCTGCTCCAAGAGGTGATTTCTCATCTAAAGATATAAAACCGCTTTTATTTTATGGCATCAACCAAACCATAACAGGTGGGGAAGGTATAAATTGGATAGGGGATGGAACTGGGAGTGCCGAGGAATTATCCACTTATTGGAGACCATCTAATGCTAATGAGGAAGGGAGTCTCACTGTAGCTCCTTCTTATAACTTAAACTTTGATAGTGAATTTGATGAATGGCAAAGGATAGATTATAGAGATTTTGATTCAAGCGGAAATAGCTTAGACCATTCACTATTCTCAACATATTACAGAGAGTATATACAGGGAGTTTACAATAAAAAGAAAAGATTATATAAATATAAGTGTTTCTTGCCTGCTAAAGTGCTTACAAGATACAAACTGAATGACCAAATAAAAATACATGATAGGATATTCCATATAAATTCTATAACAACAAATCTAAATACAGGAGCAACAGAAATGGAATTACTGAACTTAATACCAAACGTAGATACAATAATATGATAAAGAATATTATAGATTTATTGAATTTGGATGACTGGTACGGACAATCAGAGAATATTGATATTGCCAAAGGTAAATATAGAGCTGTAAGGAACTGGGATGATGTAAAAAAACAACTAAAACGACAATACCATGGCAAGTAAGAAGATATTAGTGGATATCATGGTAGTGGATAAAAACGCTACCAGAACCATAAATAACACATCGAAGGCTGTAGATGGATTAGCTAAATCCACAGAACAATTATCAGGTAGAACCTCAAAAAATAAAGCTGAGAGTGGTCTGAATAATGCCATATTAATGGAAACTGGTAGGTTGGCTTCTGATGCCTCCTATGGATTTCAAGGGATGGCAAACAATATTGGACAATTAGTAAGTTTGTTTCAAATAGCTAAAACGAATTCAGGGGGTCTTAACGCTGTATTTAAAGATTTAAAAACATCTATATTAGGTACTGGAGGTATATTAATAGGATTTCAAGTGTTAATATCTTTTCTACCTCAAATAGCAAGATACTTTAAGAACGCTAAAAAAGAAGCTGGCGAATTTGCAGGAGCTTTCGATAATCTAAGAGATTCGGTAGGTAATACAGCAGGTGATTTTGAAATATACATAAAGACTTTACAATCATCTACAAAGAGTTCTGAGGAAAAAGCGGATGCTATATTTAACTTAAACAAGGAATTTCCTGATTATATTGTAAATTTAGATAATGCGGGAATATCTCTGGATGACGTAGCGAATAAAACTGATGATGCAGTAACAGCCACGAATAATTATAGACAAAGTATATTAGATTTAGCAGTAGCTCAAGCAGCACAAGATAAAATCAGAGAACTACAGTCCGAAAGGATAGAGATTCTTCAAAAAAGAGATGAAAAAGCAAGGGAATTAGATTATAAAAATGCTACAGAAGCATTAGAGGACTTTAAAAGAATAGAGGAAGATAGAGCCGCAGGAATTATTGCATTAAGTGGTACAGTAAATTCTACAATAGCTGAAGAGGTAATTAACCCTGCTAAAGCTATATTTGAATTTGGTAAAGCCAGATTGACTCAAATAGAGGAGCAGACCAATGCTTTGCTTAAATTTGTTGATATTCAAAGGCAAGAAACCAACGAGAGAAAGAAAAATCTGAAAGTAAGAGAGGAGCAAAGAGAGTATGAAATGCTCGAAATAGACAATTTCGATGCACAAATAAGGTCTATTCGTCAATTAGGAAGAATTAGAGAATTTTTCTTTAACAAGAATCTAGATTTTATAACTAATGAAAGCGTTCATCGACTTTCAGCAATAGAATTAGAAAAAAATATTGCTTTATCATCTATACAGTCTCTTGGATTGGCTGAAGAAGTAACTCAACAAGCAAGAACAGAGGTAACTGATTTTTTCGCTAAAGAAAGAGTTAAAGCAGAAAAAGCAGCACTGTTTGAACTTGGAGAAGCTATAATTTTAGCAGCAGGTGAATCTTCAAATGTAGGTAAGGCGGTAGCCCTAACTATGGCGACTATAAACACCTTTCAAGGGGTAACCAAAGCCTTGTCTGAAATAGCCCCACCATTTAGTTATGTAGTCGCTGCCACCACTGCTTTAAAAGGATTTGCGGCAGTTAAAAAAATAATGTCAACAAAACTTCCATATGGCAAAGAACCCTCTGTGGCGACAGGAGGAAGTGGAACTGGAGCTCAAGCACCTGACTTTAATGTTGTGGGAGCATCACAAACCGCACAGATTGGTCAGGCATTAGGGATGGCACAATCTAATTTAAAAGTTGATTTGTATTGGAGCGAAGTAGAAAAGATGAATAACCAGAATAGAATCAACACTAATATGATACAAACGTAAAATAGTATATTATGAGAATTATAGAATTACTTATTGATGAAGATGCTTTATTCTCAGGAATAGAAGCAATATCTATTGTAGATAAACCTGCAATAGAAGAAAACTTCATTGCACTCAAAGAGCAAACAAAAGTCAAACTTGCAGAGGTAGATAAAGAGAAACGTATTCTCATGGGAGCTGCTTTAGTCCCTAATAAAAACATCTACCGAACAGATGGAGAGGATGAGTATTATATATACTTCTCAGAGGACACTGTAAGAAAGGCAAGTGAATTGTTTTTAATGAGAGGCAAACAAAACAAATCTACATTAGAACATGAAGCTGAACTCAATGGTCTTAGTGTGGTAGAAAGTTGGATTGTAGAGGATGAAGTCCATGACAAGAGTAGAAAGTACGACCTTGATATGCCAGTAGGAACTTGGATGGTTTCCATGAAGGTAAACAATCAAGAGGTATGGGAAAACTATGTTAAGACTGGTCTTGTGAAAGGATTCTCTATAGAAGGCTACTTTACTGATAAAATAGAGATGTCTAAGTTGGATGAGTTGGATGAAACCTCTGCTAAAGAAATTCTATTTGAGGTTCAAGACTTTATTGAATCTAAAAAGTATGATTTAAAGACATTCAATGACTACCCAAAGTCTGTAGTTAATAATGCCAAGAATGTATTGGAATATGTAGATAAAAATGGTTGGGGTTCTTGCGGCACTGCTGTAGGGAAAAGAAGAGCCTCTCAGTTGGCATCAAAATCTAATCTAACGGTGTCCACGATAAAGAGGATGTACTCCTTCCTATCTCGTCATAAGGGCGACTTAGAAGCATCTAAAAGCTATTCTGATGGGTGCGGTAAACTCATGTATGATGCATGGGGTGGATTATCGGCACTCTCTTGGAGTAGAAGTAAATTAAAAAGCCTTGGTGAAATAGATATGGCATCAATGGTTATAGATGAAGATTATGCAGTTATAGATGATAGATTAGCATTTTCAACTAAAGAAATGGCAGAAAAAGCTGCTAAAGACTTGGGATGCGAAGGACATCACGAGCATGAACTTGATGGTAAAACTTGGTATATGCCATGTGAACAACATTCACTCGCTAAGGTTGATAGTAAAGGCAATGTAAAGCGTAGTCCTAAAGCTCCTAAGTCAGACACTCCTAATAAGAACCCAAAAGGTAAGGGAACTGCAAAAGGAGATGCCTCTGGTAAAAGAGGTGCTAAAGTCTCTGCAAAAGACAGAGCAACACTTAAAAAGAAATCGGATGAATTCAATAAAAAATATAAAAGTAAATTGGGTTATGGTGTTAGCAGCAGCGTGCTCGCTTCTGTGTATCAGCGTGGGCTTGGTGCTTATAATACTTCTCATAGTCCAAAAGTTAGGTCAGCTTCTCAGTGGGGTTTTGCTCGTGTTAATGCCTTTCTCTACTTAGTAAAGAACGGTAGACCACAAAATCCAAAATACACTACTGATTATGACCTGCTCCCTAAGAAACATCCTAAATCGAGTAAATCATGATAAGAAAAAGAAGGAAGTTTACTTATAGCAGAACATCTCCAAAGAATAGTAAAAGGGGGTGCTTATGCCCAGATGGTAAAAGCTACTCGACTGAATGTTGTGATGGGAGTTTACAAGCTCAAGGAATAGGAAATATAACACTTAGTCATACAACATACTATTATAAGTTGGAGAAATGTGGACATAGTTCTCATAAGGAAATTTATATAGTTGACACTGAATTGACTATTGGTAATGTTTATTATTTCAATTTTAGTAACACAAATCATAGTGGTTGTTATACAGTAACTCATGTAAGAACATCTGCTGAACATAAAGTTAATTCAGTAGTGTCATACAGTGATTGTTCAAGTTGTATATCTGCCAATTAGTCAAAAATCTAACACTATTCAAACAAACAGTTATTTTATTATAAATTTAAAAAGATGGAGAGTACAAAAGCAACAACAATTTTGAATGACATTCTTCAAAAGTTGTCTTTGCTTACTAAAGAAGATGAACTTGCTCAGGACATTGTAGAAGAAGAAGTCCAAGAGGAAGTTGTAGCTGCTGAGAGTGAGGAAGCTGCTGTTGAAGAGGTAAAAGAAGAACTCAACGAGGAAGCCTTAGAGGAAGAAGTTGAAGTCGAAGAAGAAACCACAGATTTAATGGAGGGATATGTTAAAGAGGAAGATTTTCAACAAACTATATCCGCTATGAAAGCTGAATTGGATGCTCTTAAAGAAGCTGTAAAAGGTAAGATGGAAGAGTACAAGAGTCAGAAGGAGGAATTATCTAAGCAATTAGAAAAGCTATCTGAAGAACCTGCTGCTGAACCAATCAAACACACTCCAGAGAGTGATACTAAGAAATTAGAGTTTACTGCTCCTAAAGGTAGAGCGAGTACACTCGACAGAGTATTTCAAAGAATTAACAACTAATAATTAAATATAAAATGGCAACTACAACTTCAATTACTACTACTTATGCAGGGGAGTTTGCAGGGAAATATATTTCTGCTGCCCTTCTAAGTGGTAACACATTAGCTAATGAGCTAATTACTGTAAAACCTAATGTAAAGTATAAAGAGGTAATGAAAAAAGTAGGCACTAATGCTATCGTAAAAGATGCAACTTGCGACTTTGATGCTACTTCTACTTTGACATTGACTGAAAGAATCCTCCAACCAGAGGAATTTCAGGTAAACCTACAATTATGTAAGAAAGACTTTGTATCTGATTGGGAAGCTATCTCAATGGGGTATTCAGCTCATTCTAACCTTCCTGCTAACTTCTCTGACTTTTTGTTGGGTCATGTAGCTGATAAAGTAGCTCAGAAAATTGAGCAAAATATCTGGAATGGTACTAACGCAACCGCAGGTGAATTTGATGGATTCCTTACTACTCTTGGTGCTGATTCAGACGTAAATGATGTTACTACAAGTGAAACATCTATTACTTCTTCTAACGTAATCCAAGAGCTTGGAGCTACTGCGGATTTAATTCCTTCTGCTGTATATGGAAAAGAAGATTTGACCATCTATGTCGCTTCTAACGTATACAGAGCTTATGTAAGAGCTTTAGGTGGATTCGCTTCTAACATTGGTGCTGCGGGTACAGATGCTAAAGGTACTCAGTGGTTCAATGGAGGTGCTTTGACATTTGATGGTATCAACGTAGAGTTAGCACAAGGATTAGCAAGTAACAAAATGGTTGCTGCTGAAAAGTCTAACTTGTTCTTCGGAACTGGGCTTCTATCTGACATCAATGAGGTTAAAGTTATCGATATGGCTGACCTTGACGGTTCTCAAAACGTAAGAGTCGTTATGAGATTTACCGCAGGTATCCAACACGCTATCGGTAGTGATATCGTACTTTACTCTATCTAATAGATAATTAACCAAGAAATAAGGGTGGGTGAGCCAGGGTGCCTACCTACCCTTTTTTCATTAAAAAAATATAAGAAATGGCTTGTGATTTAACTGGTGGAAGAGCTAAACCTTGTAAAGATGCTGTAGGAGGTATAAAGAAAATTCATTTCGTAGACTTCGGAGACTTAGGGACTATAACCCTTGGTAGTAATGACGATGTCAGTGATATGGCAGGTACTTTTACTTACTATACATACGATGTTAAGGGTAATTCTTCCTTAGAAACAAATATCACAACTTCCTTAGAGAATGGTACTACATTCTTTGAGCAGGTAGTGAATTTAACACTCCATAAACTAACTAAAGAAGATAATAAAGAGCTTAAGTTAATGGCTTTCGGCAGACCTCATGTGTTTGTTGAAACTTTTGATGGAAGTGTTCTTCTTGTAGGGAGAGAGCATGGAGCTGAGGTAACTGGAGGCACTATGGTAACTGGTACTGCAATGGGAGACCTTCAAGGGTATACTTTAACCCTAACTGCAAACGAGGTTACTATGCCTAACTTTGTAGATGGTGCTACTGCTGCTGACCCATTCGCAGGAATGTCAAGTGCTACAGACACCGCAGGAACGCAAAGAACACCGTAAGAATACTTACATATGGTGTCAATAAGAGAGGGCTTTATGCCCTCTTTTTTATTGTACAAAACAAAATTGCACTTTTATGTTACTTTAGTATGGAGATTCTAACAACTTCGACATCAAATCAATCACTTACGATTGTTCCCAGAGCAGATGCCAGTTCCCCCACTTTGTCTTTAACAGACAAGTCTACAAGAACTACATCTACAGTGAGCGTCTCAAAGACCTCACAAGGCGATTACATGGTGCTTACAGGCACTTTCTCTCTCAAGGAGGGCAATCAGTATACTTTTAGGGTAAAAGATGGCTCTACAGAGATATATAGAGGTTTAATATTCTGTACTGACCAAAGTAATTTAGATAAATATTTTGCTAATAGTGGGGAATATGTAGAAGAGAATAGTTATGATAACGACTTCGTAATAATATAATGAGTAAGAACAAATCAATTAAGATGGCAAAAAACAGAGCCAATATCAATTCAATAGTAAAAAAGGTAGAGCAATCCATTCATGTTATTGGATTATCTTCTTACACCAGACCAGAAGTTACTGAAACTGGAAAGAATGATTGGGTAGAGTACGGAGACGAGAATGATTACTTTGATTATCTTATAGATAGGTACAATGGTTCTCCCACAAACAATGCTGCCATCAACGGTATATCTGAAATGATATACGGAAAAGGGTTAGACGCTACAGATAGTAAAGAGAAGCCTACTGAGTATGCTGAAATGAAACAGCTATTCAAAAAGGACTGCATGAAGAAGGTTTGCTACGATTATAAAATGATGGGTCAGGCTGCCGTCCAAGTTATTTACAGCAAAGACAGAAGTAAGATTGTTCAAGTAGAACATATGCCGATTGAAACATTGAGAGCTGAGAAGGTCAGTGATGATGGAGAGATAAAAGGATATTACTATTCATCTGATTGGGTGAACATCAAACCAAGCGATAAACCTAAAAGAATCCCTGCTTTTGGCACTTCAAAACAAGGAATAGAAATTTTATACATCAGACCTTATAGAGCAGGATTTTATTACTACTCTCCTGTAGATTATCAGGGAGGTCTACAATATGCAGAGCTTGAAGAAGAAATAGCAAACTACCATATCAATAACATACAGAATGGTCTTGCTCCTTCAATGCTTATTAACTTCAATAACGGAGTGCCAGATAAAGAATCGAGGGATGAAATCGAAAGAGCTATCTACAATAAATTTAGCGGGAGTTCTAACGCAGGTAAATTCATACTTGCCTTCAATGATAGTAAAGAATTAGCCGCCACTATAGAACCAGTACAGCTTACAGATGCTCATCAGCAATACCAGTTTTTATCTGATGAGTCTATGAAGAAAGTTATGGTTTCCCATAGGATTGTATCTCCAATGCTTGTTGGTATAAAAGACCAAACAGGACTTGGGAACAACGCAGAGGAATTACAGACTGCATCTGTATTGATGGATAACACTGTTATTAGACCAATGCAGGTTACTATAATTGATGAATTAGAAAAGATATTAGAGTACAATAATATAGATTTAGATGTCTATTTTAAGACCCTACAACCGCTTGAATTTACCGATTTGACTAATGCTATCACTGAATCTGAGATAGAGAAGGAAACAGGTATTAAAAGCGATTCTGAGGAGGAAGAAGTTGAACCACAAACATCAGAAGAATAATGGCAACAGCTTTATTTATAAAAAGACAAGATTTAGTAAAGAATACTGCTCTTAGTGGCAATGTCGATACTGACAAGTTTATCCAATTCATCAAACTGGCACAAGAAATCCATGTGAGGAATTATCTTGGCACTGACCTGTATAATAAAATAAGCAGTGATATTATTGCTGATTCTCTTACAGGAGACTATCTAAGTTTAGTGAATGACTATATTCAACCGATGTTAATTCACTTTGCCATGGCGGAATATCTTCCTTTTGCAGCTTATACAGTTGCCAATGGAGGGGTATACAAGCATACGAGTGAGAATAGTCAGTTAGCAGAAAAAGCTGAAATAGACCAGTTAATCGCAAAGGAGAGGGATTATGCGGAATACTATACCAATAGATTTATTGAGTACATGAGCTTTAATGCTCAGTCTAAATTCCCTGAGTATTATAGTAATAACAATGAGGATATTTATCCCGACAAAGACGCATTATTTAACGGATGGCAATTATAAAATTAGGTTACAAGAAAAAGAAGAAAAAGAAAACGAGTTATAAACCTAAAAAAGAAAACGAAATCAAACTAAGTAGTTATCTTGTAAAAGAGAAACAATGAATTTTGGATTTATCTACAGGTATTCTTGGTTTGGAGCAGCTAATGAGGACAACAATTCAGGATGGGGTATTATTTATCCAATCCTTGCGGGAGGAAGTTTTATATTAACAAGCATAACAAGTATATTTACAGATACATTAAGAATAACAACAGATAAAATTAAATTTTAAATGGCACAACAAGACATAGTAATAGGAACAGCAAACGCAGGTAATGGAGATACTCTGTTTGATGCGTTCACTAAAGTCCAAGCTAACTTTACAGAATTATACTCCGATGACGCAGGAGATGTAGGCTCAATAATAGCAGGCACAGGTATAAGCGTAGACCAAGCAACAGGCAATGTAACGGTAACTAATTCCGACCCAAACGCTACCCATACAGGAGACGTAACAGGAGCGACAGCTTTAACGATAGCAGATGATGTTATTAGCTACGCTAAATTAGGAGCTGAGTTTACCACAACAGACGCTGTAACTACTGAATTAGATTTTTCTGGTCATCAAGTTTTTACTAAAACCATGTCAGGAGATACTACATTCACTTTTGCAAATGCTAACATAGGCATGGTGAAAGATTTTGTATTAACAGGAAACCACACTCCTACTTTTCCTGCGGGAACTAAAACTGTATCTGGAACATACGATGGAACTGTTTCTAATCTCATTCAGATTGTAGCCATAGCGAGTGGTGATTACTGGATGTCAATATCACAAGCACAATAATATGAAAGCACAAGTTACCAATACAGGAATTTACCCTACAAAACTATTGCCCGATACTTTTAATGGTAAAAACGGTTTAATGCTAAATTTTAGAAATGCATCTAAAGAAGTATTAGAAGCAGAAGGTTTTTATGATTTAGTAAGACCAAGCTATAATCCATTAACACAAACCAAAGGCGGTCTATATTTTGACGAAAAGAAAAAAATAGTAACCTATGATGTTACTGATATTGACTTTAATAAGGAGGTAGATGTTATAGGAGAAGATGGTGAGCCAACAGGTGAAAAAGAAAAGAGGTATAAGATAGCCGACATTAAGGCAAGCAAGATAGCAGAGATTAAGTCAAAAGCAGGTAGTTTACTACAACCTACCGATTGGCAAGTTATAAGAAAATCAGAGAGAGATATTGCTATTAGTTCAGATGTTGCAACAGAAAGAGCAAGTATTTTGGCAGAAGCCGACAGGTTGGAAGCTGAAGTAAATGCCAAGAAGTCTTATAAGACTGCATTGCAATACAACGTACAATTTTTCCCTCCATCTGAAGAAGAATAAATATGGCTTTAGGCAAAAGATTAATTAATACAGGTGCAGAGGCAGCTTGTAATACCGATTCAGTACAAGCATTTGGTGCTGATAACGCTTACAGTAGTAATATAGCTTTATATCAGCTTGATAGTGATGGAGGTACAACAAACAACGTACCTGACACTACAACAAATAACAACGGAACTGCATCCAACGTAACCTATGCAACTGGTAAGTTCGGTAATGCAGGAGTATTTAATGGAAGTAGTAGTAAAATAGATTTACCAAATAATATTTTACCTAATAATAGTACAGCAAGTTCATCGTGTTCTTTTTGGTTTAAATCTTCAAGCGGAAATTCAGCAGGAGATTCAGAAACTATAATTGATGCTTGGTCTTATAGCACAAGCGAGCCAGGTTGGGGATTGTTTATGGAACCTGCATATGGTGGCTTTCCAGATGGCCAATTATATTTAGCAAATTATTATTTGGGCGGAACGAGCGGCGGAACGGGCAATGTTACTTTTAGGGATGGTAATTGGCATTTTGGAGTAGTAGTACTAGATTTTTCAGGTGGAACTATAAAAGTGTATATAGATGGAAATTCTACACCAGTTCTTAGCCAAACTGTTTCTTCAGCAAATGTTGATGTTTTTACAACAAATGCAGCTATAGGTTATCAAAATGCAAATCCATCTTATCCAAGATATTTTAACGGAGCAATAGACCAAGTACGCATATTCAACAAAGCTTTGACTGTGGAAGATATAGCAACGCTTTACGCTGAAACTTCATCTACCGCATCTAATACCAATCCATTAGGAGAAGGTGCAGGTGTAGCTTTATATTCTTTAGACTATGATGCAAGTGAAGCAAGTGGTTATTATAATGGCACACCTTCCAACGTTGACTTCGGAGTAGGCGGTCAAATAAATACAGGTGCAAGATTTAATGGGAGTAGTAGTTTAATAGCAATAGGTAGTCCTATACCTAATACAGATACAAATGTAGCAATTTCAGCTTGGGTAAAATTAAATAGTGGCATAAGTGGGAATATGCATATTACAGGAACAGGTATAACAACTGCTGCCTCTGAAGCACCTTTTAGGGCTACTTTACAATATCAATCTGCAAACACATTTAGACTTTTTGCTTTAAGACAAGTTGCAGGTACTTATTATTTAGCCGATAATAGCACACTTACAAATGTTACAATGAACGCTGATGTGTGGTATCACGTTGTGTGGTCTTACAATGCAACAGGAAGGCAGCTATCAACTTTTTTAAATGGTACTCCGATTGATGCAAATAAAGCGATGTCAACAAGTGGTGGCTCTGTAAATGATTCTACAACTGTAATTGGTTCTTTTAGAAGTACATCAGGACCTTTTTTTGATGGCACTATTGACCAACTTCGTATTTTTAGTTCAACTATTAATTCAACTCAAGCATCTACACTTTACGCAGAAACCGCTTGTGTACATACTGCAACTACAACTGATAATAATTATCCTACAACAAATGCAGCTTATTTAAAATTAGACAATAGTGCTTTAGAAGAAGTAAGCGGCAATATAGGAACAGAATCAAACGTAGAGTATCGTTTTGGTCGATATGGTCAAGCTGCTTTATTTACTAAAAGCCTTGCAAGTTTTATTGATACAGGATATACTTTGCCACAAAGTAGCACCGCATCTTTTTCTTGGTGGATGAAGTCATCAACATCTTCAAATCCTTTGTCTAATGATATGGTTTTAATTACAGATAGGGGAACATCAGGAAATTATAACTTTTCGGCTTTTATAGATGGTAGTTCACAAAATCTTGGTCTTGTTATTGCTAATGGTTCAGGTTCTTATTTTTTTAGTACACCAGTTGCGTTAGGGGATTTAGCTGCAAATTGGATTCATTTAGTTGTTACTATAAATGGAACTGCTGTAAAAGTTTACAAAGATGCCTCTGAAATACAATCAGTAACATCTTCAGCAACCTTTTCAACTACTGCAGGTTCAAGGACTGTAGTTATAGGTAGAGAAGGAACATCAACAAACACTAATAACGCTTACGGAGGATTTTTAGACCAAGTACGTATATTTTCGTCTACACTTTCAAGTAGCCAAGTAACCGAACTTTACAACGAAAAACCTGAAACAGATACATCTAACTTTAAGGCTGTGTTGTATGAGGGTACAGGTGGAACACAATACATTTCTAATGTAGGAATGGACTTGGAAACAAATGGTGGTTTAGTTTGGTTAAAAGGTAGAGATAGTGCAAGAGACCACAGATTATTTGATTCTGTAAGAGGTGCAACAAAGGGTCTTTATAGTAACTTGCCTAATCAAGAGTTTACAGAAAGTGGTGTAGATTCATTTGAAGCTAATGGTTTCTTTTTAGGTTCAGCCGCAGGAGTAAACGCTAATAATGAATCGTTTGTAGCGTGGACTTGGCTTGCAGGCGGAGATGCGGTCTTAAACGAAGTGGGTGATATTAATAGTCAGGTGAGCAATAGCGACAAAGGATTTTCAATTAGCCTTTATACAAATAATGGAAGTGCTTCTTCACGAGTTGGACACGGACTTACTGTAGATGGGGTTGCAACTGCACCTGAAGTTTGCATAATTAAAAAGGTAAGCGTAAGTGCTTCTTGGCACTTTATGACTACTGTAATTGATGGTAGTTTTGACGATTTGATATTAAATGATACTGCTGCAAAAAGTGATAGTTCATTAACTGCACCAACTACAACTACGTTTGCTGCTGAATCAGGTGCAACAGGTCAAAGTATGGTTTGTTATTCTTTTGTTTCAGTTGCAGGATATAGTAAGATAGGTATTTATGATGGTGGTACAAATGGAATACAATTACCAACAGGGTTTAAAGCGTCTTGGATAATGATAAAAAAATATTCAAGTGGAACGGAACGTATATGGTATATCTACGATACTAAAAGAGACGGTGTTAATGATAATGGATTATTTGCAAATCTTAATAATGCTGAATCGTCAGGAACTAATTTTATTGATTTTAACGATACTAACATACAGATTAACGCAACAGGTGATGGTGTTAATGGTTCAGGAAGTAGCTACTTATATATGGCATTTAAATAAAATGGAAGATTTGAAGATATTTGGACTATACGCAGCAAACCTATTTGCTTTGGCATTTAGCGTTAGTGAGATTAATGAATACTTACAAATGTTTGTAATGGGTGCAACCTTAACATTTACAGTAATACAAATATATAAAGCCCTTAAAAAATGAAGATGCCTACTAATGGTGTAGCTAAAGATATTCGACACTATGTTGGTGCATTGATTGTCTTTTTTTTAGTTATTATAATACTATTCTATCTTACAAAATATCAAATACCAAGCGAAAACTCTCAGATAGTAAACACGCTTATTGGTATGATAGCAGCAAGTATTGCTATGGTAATATCTTCTATAACTGGTAGAAATCCCGATGATTTAGAAGCTGCTAAGAAAAAAATTAGTAACTTAGAGATGAAGATTGAGATGCTTGTGAGTGCTAAGGATATGCTTGAAAATATGCTTATTAAATTACAAGATGACACTATAGATAGATTACTACTGAATAAGACACTTCAATACGATGACTGTAAATCTGGTAAGTGTGGGTGTAAAAACAAATGCGACAATGAGTCTTAAATATTTCAAACATGAAGAATTTGCCTCCCCAGATGTTCCTCATTCTGGTAGCTACATGGATGATGATTTTCTTACAATGCTCGACAACGCTCGTGAAATTGCAGGGATTCCCTTTAAAATTAACTCAGGATATCGAACTATCGAGCATAATTACGAAGTTGGAGGAAAACCGAATTCATCACATATCGTTGGCAAAGCGGCAGACCTTTCTGTCAAAGGTTCAAGACAAAGATGGATTATCACTGAGGCACTCATACAAGCAGGATTCAATAGGATTGGCATTGCCAAAACATTTATCCATGTGGACTCCGATGACACAAAAGATGCTAACGTCATCTGGACATATTAGCGGAACAGTAGGAAACACCCTAAGAGATGAGTGAAATAAAAGTGAAGTCGAATGGGCTTCGCAATGAATTAAAAGAGATACGCAAGAGTATCGACAAACTAACTGAAGTGTTACTGCTTCAACAAACAAACAGACACAATGAGAGTAATAACAATATTACTTGTTGCAACGATGATGAGTTGTGCAAGTGCAAGGGAAAAAAACCTAAAGAGGTTTAAAGAAATAACAAAAGACGTTTGTATAGAGAACCCTAACGAAGCTAAATTAGCACAGATACTATACAACGAAATTGTAAATGGCGGGTAAAAAGAAATTTAAAGATACAGCAGTAGGCTCTTTTCTACTCCAGAAGATACCTAAAGTCGTAGGTGCTATTGCAGAGGACACGCCTGTAGGTAATGTCATAGAAGCTATTATAGGAGGTTCTGACATGAGTGGTGAGGATAAAGACCTTGCTCTTGAAAAACTACGCTTAGAAAGAGCTGAAATGGATGGGGTAACTCGTAGATGGGTTGCTGATAGCCGAAGTGGATGGTTGGCACAAAACGTAAGACCTTTGACATTGGCTTTCTTTTCTATTAGCTATGTTGTGGGATGGTATATGGGCTACTCATTAGATTCAATTACTGGGCTTCTTAGTGTGGTAATTGGAGGATACTTCGGTAGCAGAGGTGTAGAAAAGGTCATGGGGAATAAACTTCATCAATAATGGCAAGGCAAATAATAAAAAATTACTATAAAAAGCCAAAGATAAGACGCAAAGGAGTTCACGCTAAATCTAAAAGTAGTTCTTTAAAGTCGTCTAAGAATTATAAAAAAAAATATAGGGGTCAAGGTAGAATATAAGTTTAATGGTTTATATTTGTAGAGAATTAGTATTCATACTGATATAGTTTTATTGTTTTTCTTTTGAGAGTGGTTCGGTTTTATACTGAGCCACTTTTTTTTGGCAGTTAGAGATTTAATCGTTAGATTTGTCAATAACTTAAAATTATATCACATGAATCGAGAGAAACTCGCAAAACTCTACAAGAAGTATGACCTTAGTTCTGATGAGATATT